CAGATCGTCGCCGTTGCCCTGCACCTGGGCGGACAACGTGGCAAGGCTCTGCGTCAGCGCCGCATCGGCATCCGCGCGCGTGGATTGTTCGGTTGCCAGCCCGGCGGTCACCGTCGCCAGATCGTCACCGTTGCCCTGCACCTGGGCGGACAACGTGGCAAGGCTCTGCGTCAGCGCCGCATCGGCATCCGCGCGCGTGGATTGCTCTTTGACGATCGTCGCCCGCACGTTGTCCAGACCTACGCCCAAAACCTCCCGTTTTGCCGCCTCAGCCGAAAAGCCTTCCTGCACGCGGATGCGGGAATCTTCGAACATAACCGCGATGGTTTCGCGCGCTCTGCGGTCGGCTTGATACCTGTTCCAGGCTTCGACCACAGCATCCAACGCCTGCGCATCCGCTTCATCTTCGACGTCGCCAATCCTGACACCGATAAATGATCGGCTGCGCGCTTCACCAACCAGACCGTCTTTGGTCTCTTCCACCTCCACGCCCAATTCATCCAGCGCAACCCCCTGCGCTGCCTGTTGATCCCGCGTCTCGCTCAGGTTTTCAGACAAACCGCCCACAATTACGTTGATCTGCGTAATCGATTCACCCAACGCATTTGTCTCAGATGCGCGCACGGTGTCTTCGGCTATCAACTGGGTAATGGAATTGTTGGTTGCCGCCTGCAGATCCAGCATGCGATTAACGACAGCCTGGTCACCCGCTTCTATGCGCGCGCCGATGTCTTCCCGGCCCCTTGCAATAAAGGCGCGGGTTTCCTTTGCTTGATCATGCGCGGCCCACATGCCCGCCACAGTTAAATCTGCCAGGGCCTCCAATTCGTCTGTGATGTGACGGGACGCGGTGACCGTGTTGCGGACAGCGGCTGCATCGCCAAACGCCGAGATCGCTTGCTGTGCATCCGTGACGCGTTGTTCCTGTTGATTAAAGTCCGTGCGCAGAACCCTGTTTTCCAACTTGTTCTCGACATCGTTCAGACTGTTGATCACGCTCGACATTGTGACCAGGCCATCATTGACCGTCAGGCTGGTAACCAAGGTCTCTGCAATGCCCTCGGTCGCGCTTAGCCGTGTCTGAACATCGGTCAAGTCAGCTTTCAGGCCCGCGATAATCGGGATCTGCGTCGGGTCAAAAAGCGCATCCGAGACTGTCTGATCGACTCGCTGGTTGACGTAAGAAACAGAGGCCCGCTGAGCCAGTTCCGCCTTGGCGGCATCAAGTTCAATCTGGACTTCGCTAACGCGCTCTTGAGTTTGCTCAATGCCAAAGATGCTTACCTTGCCCGTGCTGGGATCAACGATGATCCCAGCGTCGCGTAGCTTTTTGTTGACACCGTAATTCTGCCAATCCAGCGCGACGATCCGTTCATAAAGATCGTCAATACTGCGATCGTTGGTGCGGAGTGTCGGGATTTCAGTCTGCAGCCGATCATGCAAAGAAATCGACGCATCAAGCGGACCAATAGAGACTTGAATGGCCTCGACCAACGACACGTTGCCATCTGCGCGTGTGATCGGCGTCAACTCACCAAATGAGGCCCGGATGGCCTCTAACATGGATTGGCCGTCAATTCTCTCTAAAGGTCCAAAAGATGAAATCGCCAAATCGCGCAGGGCGCCTACTGCACCCGTCGCATTGTCAACGGCATCATCGTGGCGATCAAATGCTTGATTGACGCGATCGCGAAAAGACTGCGCGACGTCATCCACCGTTGGCGGCGACGGGCTGACCTCCAAAAACGCGGTTGGAAAGCTTTCGTCACCATTGTAGTTCAGCGCGGTGACCGCATATCGCGTGATGGCCGGATTTGGACCAACGCGTCGAGTGTATCGCGTGGTGGTGATTTCATCCAACATGATCAATGTCGGCTCGCCAGCCGTCGCCCCATAAATCCGAAACGCCTTGAAATCCGATGCCGGATGCGGCGCGCCCCAAAGGGTTATTGTGTCGAACCCACTTTCCGCCTGCCACCCCGTGGGGGGTGCTGGACGGGGAAATACATCTGTGTTTTCGACGGACGCTTCCGAGAAGCGGGACACCTCAGACAACAGCGTGATCGCATGCACGCGAACGCGATAGGTGCCGATGTCATCGCGGCGCGGGGTGATTTCCAGGCTGGTTTCCTGCGTCCGCTCTACATCGCGCCACGGCCCATTCGGCTCTTTCAGCCGCACCAGGTATTGCGTCACCAGCGGGTTGCCGGAACTCTGCCAACTGGCCAGTAACCGCAACTTTGATTTTGATCCGGGATCCGGCACGGCATAGGCTTGGACCCGCAGGCCGACGGGCGCGTCCGGGGCATTGGATGTCGGCAGAACAAACGGCGCATCCTCTGACACGTTGATGCCGTCTTCGACACGGGCGTGTTTGGTGGCATCGTCTTCAAGGGCAGCGATGTTGAACAGGTGCCCGTCCGGCGTGTTCGAAATCACGTTGAACAGACGCGGTTCAAGGTCGGTTGCACTCAAGACAAAGACACAGCCGGTTCCAATATCGGCAGGCAACGCCGCGTCCAGTTCGATACTCGTCACACTTGGGCCGGGGGTCGTGTCAACGGCAAAGGTGCCATATTCCCCGGTCTGCGTTGTCAGTAGGAGCTGATAGGTTTCATTGACCGCGATCGCGACCGGGGCATCCAGTTCAACCGTGCGCCGATCGGGCGAGATACTCAGCACGCGCCCGCCTGCGCGATACCGGATCCGGTGTTTGTCAGAGATTAAAATGCGATCGCCTGGACGCAGGGCCGCGTGATCAAACCCGGCTTGGTAGGTCACCGTCTCCTGACTGGTCAGATTGGTGTCAACGATCCAATTCGCCGTGCGCATCGCTTCGCCGCGACTGGTTGTCAATGGCAATGTGGTGTCGGTGGACCGCCGCCCAAAGCGCGCAATTGCGTCATGATCTTCATATGCCAGACCGGCCTTGATCTTGTAATGGTCCTCAGGATGGCGATAGCTGGCCACAACGGCAGTTTTGCGCGCGTCGATGCCCGTTCCGGCATAGTTGAACGCTCCGTCACTCACATTGGCATTTGTGACAATCTTGACCGGGTCTGCCGGGGCATCCTGAACCGGCACGATCGCGCCCGCGCCCCAATAGGTCACACCTCGAAATGTAGCGGACAGTTGTGTGATGACCTCATAGGCCGCTTCGCGTGTGTTCAAAACGCCATTGATCGTGAAACGCGGCTCAAATCCCCCCAGGCCGTCGGGCACCAGTCCATCGCAGTATTTGCCGATCTGATAGATGCGCCACTTGTCCACCAGGTCCGGGGCAACCCGTTCGCCCAAGCCCCAGCGCTTTTCGATCAACGTCGTGTAGGTGAAAAACGCCGGATTACTGGTGAACGCGCGCTTGAACGTCCCGTCCCAAATCGTGGTTTCGTCGTAAATCCGTGTCTCTGGATCGTAATTGCTGGGCACCCAACACCGCATGCCGCGCAGACGGTAAGACCGGCGCGGCACCCGGCCACCAAAGGCCGATGCCGACACAGCCAAAGCGACATAGGCCGTATCTGGATAGCGCAGCTTGGCGTCGATGATTTCGGTGTAAGACACAAAGGCCAGATCGTCCTGGACGTTGCTTGTCTCTGTGTCTTCTGTGACGCGCCGCACACGGATGTTGACAGGGCGAATGTCGGGCAGTTCAACACGGTGGCCACGCTGGTAGCCTGACGTCGTTTTGCCCGACATCGTATGCGTCGCGACGGTTTCCCAACCCGATGCGCCAACGCTCATGTCGATCGCGTATTCGATCGTAGCCTCAGTCAGGTCGCCGGTTTCGGTGTCCAGGGTGGACAACGCGTCAACACCGACTTTGATGCGCACCGCATCAACGTCAGAGGCCGTGACACTGCGCACCACCGGCTGCAGGTGTTCGACCACAACACCGACGTTCGTTTCGCTTTCAACCGCGCTAAAGCCCGGAACCGGGTTCTGGTCGGGCGTGCCCGTTCGCAACCAGTATTCGACGCCATCGAAATTGAACGATCCGTCACTGTTCTGCAGCGGCGTATCGTCGAAAAAGATGCAGGTGCCCGGATTATCGGGATCTGCCCAGCCTTCGATTTCCCCCTCGGATACGACGTCGATCAGGTACGCGGTGGAATCCGTCAGGAGCGAATCCGGGGCCTCATAGGGCGCACGGCCCCCGCCGCCGCTCTTCCCGCTCTTTCGTCCTGTGATGTGGCGCATGTCGTTAGGCATTGGTCACACGATCCTCAACATGGATGGCACCTGACACGACAACCGAACCCACCTCACATTCACCCACGATAACGGGCACGGCGACGCCCGTAGTGGTTTGGTTCACTGCGTTGAACAATTGCGATTTCGGCTGTTCGCGGTTGTCGTAATCCGACCCCGTCTGCCGAGCCAAGATTTGCGACACGCCGCCGATGACCATCGCAACCCCGGCCTGGGCGACAATGCCAGATGCCGCCTTGCCAGCGATCGCCCAGCCCCCCGGCACGACAAAACTTGCCGCCACCAACAAACCACCCACCAGCACCTTGCCGATGCCATCGCGTTTGTGTCCATCAACAAATGGCACGATGTGCAGGTCGGTTTCGTCATCGGCAAAGCGCGCGTGCAACTCCTGCGGGGTCAGGTCGATGCCCCGATCGAGCGCGCCGCGAAACACCTGGAATTGGTGCCCCGTCAGATAATCCTTGAAGCCCGCAACCATCGTGCAAAGCGCGCGCACCGCCTCTGCAGGGCTATCGACATCTAAGCGGAGTTGGCGCTGGAACTCTTGCCCCAGCGCACCGTGTAGGTGAATTGTTCGGATCATGTCAGCCCGTGTGACGCAGCCAATGTGTGATGTGTTTAAGCTTGCGGGCGATCGGCTCGCGATGCGACAAGTTCCCGTGCATGTGCTCCAACAACAGCCCGTCGCCCAGGTAGATGCCCGCGTGATTGGGCACTTTGGACCGGATCGCCAAAAGATACGCGTCGCCAGGTCGCGCGATCGCGCCGAATGCCTCGGCATCGGTAGACACAACCGAAAACCCCTGATCTTGCAGATTGTCCAGATACAGACTGCCGTGCGCGTCAGCATCGCGCCACCATTCCCACGCGCGCGCAAAATCCATCAAGCGCACATCGTGGAATTGGCGGTAGTAATCCTGACACAAGGTGTAACAGTCGCTCACCCCGTGCAAAAACGCGCGCGGCACGTGCAAGCCATCATCTGTCATGACCGGTGGCCGATCGCCGCCCCACCAGCACGCCAATTCTGCCGATGTCTCGCCGGGGATAACGATGGCCCACGGCACACCGGTCGCGATCTGCCCGGCCATATCTTCGCGGGATGGATACCATGGGCCGCCGGGGTGCGAATGAATAACCGCCTGCAGGGTTCCATTCGCATAGGCTTCGACAATATCCGCCTGGTCAATGCGAAACGCGGATCTTGGGTCAGGCGATTGGTTGACGCACGGCACATAAACCCCATCCAGCACCAAACCACAGGCTTCATCGGGCGTGACGGACGCGGCATGTGCGCCCGCTGCTCGCAGCACTACCGGGGTGAACGGCCCCCAGGGCTTGCGGAAAAACTCAGGATGAAAGCGCGCTGCCATGATCAAAACGCCCTCAGCTTGCCAGCGCCAGGAAATCCGCCAAACGGCAACACCGCATTCTGGCCAAACCGCAATTTGCAATCCACCAAACGATAGCCGCACCGGTCCTGACGCGGATCCCCGACGGGTTCGCCGTTGGCGTCAAAATAGGTTGTACCGACATAGGGGCAGGTCGCGTCGGTGTAATCGAAAGTCCCGTCAGCCACCGCACGGCGATAGGTCAACTGGCAGAAATTCAGAACCTGACGGCGCGGCAAAACGACGTCTTCAACGTCCAGGGCGGATTTCAACTGAAACTCCACAAAGTCCGGGGTTTGGTTGGATTTGCGCGCGACGGTAAAGACATCGATGCCCAGATGCGCCTGCGGGTTCGGCTCTGAACCATCATCCAGGAATTTCCGCAAGGTACGTATGCGCAGCACCCGAGCGCCCAACATGTCGTCCAGCGATGCCAGCAACGCCAGGAATTGGCTTGCCATGCTCGCGACGTCATTGTCTTCGCGGGCGATCATAAAGCGGACTGTGGGCTGTGGCAGGCTTCCGCCCGCCGTGTAATCCCAGCCGTCAGAGGTGAACGGCAAAACGGCATACGACGTCCCGCCGAATTGCGGCGCGACAAAGGTACTGTCGGACGCCTCAACAGATGTGGGCGCAAAGTGATAGACTGACCCGCCAATACGGCTTGCATCGATCGTGTAAAGTTGCACTTCATCATCGACCGAAAAGCCCTCAAGTTCTTCGCGGATGGGATCTGCAAATTGTTCCATCAGACGATATCAAACTCTCTGCGCAGGCTGGTTGAGATACGCCAGACGGTTTCAGGGCCAAGGATACCGATCGGCGTCATCGTCCAGGTTTCCACAGTCCAGACCTGCGCCGCGTCATCCCAAGGCAGTTGATAGATGAACGCCTCAGCGCCACTGCGCGCTGTGAAAAAACCGTCGATGTAGGCTTTGTCCGGATCCGGCACCTCCCATTGCAACGGCACGGTGCGGCTTGTCGCGTTCGGCCCAACGCGCGACCTTTGGGAATAGCCGCCTTCAAACTGCGCGCGGCGCACCTGCACGGTTTTGTCATCGGAAAAATTTGCCAGCGTCGGTTGGTTGGCGGGCGTGAATTCAGGCAATGCCATCACATACCGCCTTTCTTGCTGTACCGTTGATCCAGCACGCCGCCCCCACGCATGGCGTCGCCAAGCTGTTTGTTAAACATCTGTTGGAACATCGCGTTCATTTGGTCTGTGGCCTCACGCCCGACCTGTTGCGGATCGTCGCTGTTTGAGTAGATGTTCATGTCGCCCGACCAGATAAAACTGGAGTCCGTGCGCATAGAGCCTGTGGGAGCGGTCGGTGTGGTCGGAACCTGCGCAATGACACCAAGACGCCCACGGCTATCGCGCATGAGCGGCAAAACACCCTCCTCGCCCGCCTCTGCCATGATGCCTAAACGTCCCGCACCGTATTGAAACATCGTCGGGCGATTGAACACGTCACCTTTGGC